TCCGCCACCCTGGCTATGTACAACGGGTTCCTGGACTTGCCGCTGCCGAAGATGCCGTGACGACATGGCGAGCAAGGTGAATAAAAAAAAAGCCCCTCATCGAGGGGCTTTCACTTATCACAGGAGATAACACGCAATCAAAGAGCAATGGCACGGCAACAGTATATCGAACAACAGCAGGGTATCGCACAGCAACAGGAATTAATCACATATCAGCAAAACAATCCTATGTCACTGGGTTGTTTTTGTCAACGCTCGCTCTTGCTTTAATTCTTATAGTGCCGCGTCACTGGCCGGAACTCGCAATACTGCCCGCTGCGCCACTCGGTCGCGTAACACTGCGGGACGTAGGGATCCGGCAGCGCGTGGCGCACGCCTGGCTCATGGTGTGGGGCTCCCTGGTATAGCGACCCGCCAATGATGACGATGATTGCGCACCACGCCATTACCAGCCACAACGGGGACCAGTTCGGCAGCGGGCCGTGGTAGTGGTGCATTATTTGCCAGCCTTAACCCAGCCCTTGTCGACCAGGTACTTTGCCAGCTCTTCGCAGTTTGCCCAGCGCTCGGCGATATCAGATTGCATCTCCTCAATCGCAACCTCTCGCTCGGTGCGGATGGGGCGGAAATATTCAGCAGATGAGCAGGTGAATGCACCAGATCCTTTTTGTTTTTCATAGAAAGAAACTGCCAACCCAAGGTGCTTGCCGGCGCCACATATCACAACCTTGTAGTATTCTTCTTTCCCGTATTTTTTTGCCTCACACTCAATTCCAACCGGCGGCAACTCCCCGCGCTCGAACCATCCGTTATCCTGCTTCACTTGCTGCTGGGTCATGCTCAACTCCTGATTGTCTTCGATGCTGGCGAATGGCTTGAACTCTTCAGGACGCTTTTCGAGAGTGTCGCGCCAGTCGCCGAGGACTTCGCCTTTGCCTACATCCAGCCAGCCATAATCGGCACGCAATGATTGGTATTCATTCCGCCAACCAATCGCATCAATGCCCATATCATGGCTCTCGATGTTCTTTGACCAAACCCCACTTTCGTGCTGAAATAAGCACTTCGCATCAGGATGGTCAGCAAAGCTCGGCTTGTTCTGCAACTCGGCGCGGCGGGCCAGCCATTGGTCTTTTGTCACTGCATTTTTGAACTCCGCCTTCTGACCGTATGCGGCGCCACTAATCCACAGCGCGCGCTCAACTCCACCACACATGGCTGCGTAGGCGGATTCATTCCAAACATGCACATTCAGCGCCAGCCAGTCCAGATCTGTTTCGTTACTCATTGCCTTCTCCTTGATGCAAAACACGCCCGCCCAACTCCCGGATCGTCTTGCCTGACTTCTTGGCCAGCAGAAACTCGATATATGCCCCCTCAGACTGCTCCCATCCCGTAAGCATCACCAGCTCGTCGGCCACTGCCACCATGGGCAGGCAGATCTGCATGTACTGGCCCTGGCTAAGTCCGTCTGGCAGTGTTGCCGGGTTAAGCACGCTGTGACCCTGATCTGCCAGCTCAGCGGAAACCATGTTGAACAGCGGGCGATTGTGGTCTTTGATGCCGGACATTGGCCCGGCCACGTAGATGATGGTCATTCGTCTTGATCTCCTGATTTATCTTGCGGGGCCTGATTGCCCCAGCAGTCCCAACCCTCCGCCGCATCTCGGGCGAACAACTCAACGCGCGGAACATCTCCACACAGCTTCTCGATAGCCTCGCGGAAGGCGTGCGGCTTCTCGCTATGGCGACCCACCGGCGCCTCGATGACGGCGCGCACGGAGTGGTCTTTTATAAGCGCTCCAATCTTGCCTTTGACGCCAATCAGTGCTGACTCTGATCCTGATCGCGTGGAGAACCCCATGCCGAAGAATGGGATCATTTTCTTGGTCAGCTTTCTCCACACAAACCCGTTCATGTTCGACAGCCGGAACCCCCAAGCACCGCACAGATCGATAGCCTCCTGCGGCATAGCCCCGACCCACCACATCACCAGCAGGCAGTGTTCGTCGGCCAGGTTAGCGACCGGTAGCGCAGCCATGTCAGAAACGGTGGTCACGGTGTAATGCGCCTCAGCCGAGCTTGTCATGCTGCCGCCTGTGTTGCGGTTGCTGAACTGCCAGGCTGGGTCGCCGTAGATAACTCGGTACTTGCGCGGCGGATTGTTGATATCAATGTTCACCTTGCCCCCTTAATCAGTCTGGTGATCCCCACATACGGACACTGCGACCGATTCACTACCGCCCATCGCTCCCGCTCTATAGTGATGCGGCGACCGGTCGGTCTTGGCTTGCTGTTGTTGCGCTGGATGGCCTCCAGGCGCTCCGGTGACAGGGCGGCGACATAGGCCACCCGATGTTGCTGGTATTGCGCCTCTGCGCTGGCTAGGGCGCCTGCGAAGGTCATGGCTTTGGCTCCAACCTGGGCGCGGCGGCGAGCATGGCGCGGTAATACTTGCCTGTCATCCCAGGCTCAACTACGTCGAAATTGTCGCAGTGAATAATTACATGCAGCATGTCGTGAGTCGGCTCTACCGGCACCAGCTGCCAGCCTTCTGGAGTGCCCTGGATTGGCAGATTGCCGGCCAAGGCGGAGTCGATCTCCTTCGCCAGCTGGGTATACCCCTTGACCCCGGCGCCACCACGATGGTCCATGTAGGGTCTGGCCTTCTGCAACAGCTCCTCCATCAACCGCACCTGCGCCTCCAGCACATCGATGCGCTTTGCCATGCACATCGGCTGATCATCAATGACCTGCAGGGCGCCTGTTTGCGGCATGCGATCAGCCAGTAACTTGGCTTGCTCTTCTGTCAGGCGGTATTGGGCGCCCATGGCCGCCAACTGTTGCTTGTCGTTCATTCCCAAATCTCCTTGTGCTGGCGCTCAATGCGGCGCATTTCCTGCTCCTCTTCCAGATCCCAGCGGCGTTTTGCTGCTGCCATATCGGTGGCACGCGAGCGGCGGCACGGGTTGGCCAGCTCCTGGTTGCGGCGAGCCTCGGCACTGCGCAGGCGCTCGGCGAATGCTTCACTGCTGGATGGGCGGAGTTCAATCGGCATTCTTCGCATCCTCCATCATCAGGAAAACGATCATTGCTGCGCGCAGTGGTTTCTCTGATTCCGACTCATGATATCCACGAAGAACCGAGCTTGCCGTGCAACTTCCGTTCACCCACTTAAATCCAATTTTGTTTTCAGTCAGGATTGGCATTGCATCGGATGGGTTGTTGCAGTAATCGACGACACCCATAACCGAAACAACATTGTCGCCTTCGTGTTTTACTGCGCCAAACACTACGCCTGAATTTTCTGCCGCATCAACGCCGATGGCATTGGCAACAAGCAGGTTAATCTGCAAATCACTCATCTCTTCGTAGTTCATCACTCCACCCCCTTTTTATCCAACACCACCATGCGGCAGTGGGTCATGCCCATGAGCTGGCGAGCCTGCTCCGGCGTTGCGCCCTGCACGTTGGCGGTTTCGAATCGCCCGGTGCGGCGGTGGGTGCCGCTGATGCGGTAGGTTTTCATGCTGATACCCCGCTACCAAACTTGACCAGTTCGTCATAAAGTGACTGCGGAATTTGCTCCCACGTGGTGCCGCTGTAGTTTTCAATCCCCCACCAAAAAGTTCCGTCAGGTTCGGCCTTTACGGAAAGACCGCCATAGTAATTACCGATACTGCCAATTTCAGTTTCCATTTCTCTATCTCCTGCGTTGTTGACCCCTTCAATGTAAAACGCCCTGCAATAAATTGCAAGGCGCTTTGTTTATTATTTTGCGTTTTGTTGCAGGGCTACCGGTTGAACACCGCGAACCGCTTGGCAATGAACACCCGCAACCGGATGTTGGCCGCAGAACGAGCCTTGCCATGCTTGCGGTAGCTCAGGGGCTCAGCTTCCCACGCCTCAAGGTAGGCCTTGGCGTAGGCTGCGCACACCTCGGCCCGCAAGGATGGATTCAGGGTGCCAAGCTTGGCGGACATCCACTGCGCGTCATCGGGGTGGTAGTGCCTTGGCATCTGGCCCCAGCGTTTGCTGGGCGGTACCGGCTTCAGCTCATCGCCCATACTTTGCTACCCATGCCCGCACCATCTCCATGGCTCCTGCAGCGCCCAGCGCAACGCCAGTGAAGGCCCCGCCACTGGAAGCAGCAACCAGGTAATCCACCTGATCCTTGCTGATGGAGCTCTCTGTGTGATCCCGGCGCTTCATCTCCATCACGATAGGCGGGCACACAGGGATGATCACATCACTTGCCCCGGTGTTCATACCTTCTTGCTGGTGCTGGAACCCCTGGCGCTTGGTGCGCTTACCCTCGTTGCGGATGTGGGTGGCCACCTTGGCCAGTTCGGGAAACTCGGCCCGCAGCTGGCAGAAGAAGCTGACCGCCTCGGCCGCCTCCAGTGGGCACTTTCCGCGCCAGTTGGGGTCGCCGTATACCACCAGCCCTGCCACCTCTACTTGCTTTATGTTCATGCGAAACTCACCCCCTTCACCTCAAATTTGTAATACCCATTCTGACCCATGGTCTTTTTTACCTTGACCGTATTCGGGATGGCTCGCCAGTCGGCGCACTCAGCATACGAATCCCCGATCGTCTCCAGCTCCCAGCCGTTGGCCGTGGCCATCCGGTTAAATATCCAGTGGGCGCCCTTCGTGTGCCAGGCTGTGATGGCGCCGATCTCGGTCTTGTAGACCACCTTCAGGCTGTGCTTGCCAGCTTGCCCGGTGTACGGTTCGTATTTGATATCGAGACACAGCAGATCCTTTGTCTCACCTTCGGCCATGATCCCCGCAACTCCCGCCTTCTCCGTCAACTTCTCGTTGGGGTCAACCAGTCGGATCTTGCACTCGGTGCAGTGCCTGGCTGCAATGTCGTTTTCGGCAAGGCAGTCTGGGCACATCTTGAACGAAAACCGGTGAGTGCATGGATAGGCCACCCCCTTGATCACCGCCGCTTCTGGATTGCTGCAGCGTCGGGAGTAGTGAGCGGGCACTGGCACCTCCTTGCTGTCGCAGTCGCCAAAGTCGTCCTTGGTGGACGGATCCATAACGCGAGTTGTCAGCACCATGCCATCCCACTCGCAGGGGTCACCTTCGGAGTCAGTAGCAACCACTCGCTCGGTGCCGGATACCAGGAAGTTGCCGAACCGGTCATGCGCCAACCCGGCATACATCGGGTCGTTGCGCCGCTTCTTCATGCTGATGGCGTGGCAGGCTGGGCACTCGACCTGGATCTCCACCGCTTCTCCTGACGCCTTGCGGGTCTTGATCTCTGGCGTGAACACGTCCGACTCCAGCCCGTGGCGCTTGATGTTCTCGGCAAAGTCCCAAACAAGGCAATCATCCTTGTCGTCGTGAAGGCGCAGGCCGCGGCCAATGATCTGCTGCAGCAGCCCAGCCGACTCTGTGGCTCTCATTATCACGATGAAGTCAACGTGCGGGGCATCAAAGCCGGTGGTCAGCACCGAGACGTTGACCAGATATCGCAGCTTGCGGGCCTTGAACGCCTGGATGATGGCCTCGCGATCTTTCTTCTTGGTTGACCCAGTGACCACCGCAGCCTGGTCTTGTGGAAGGTATCCGGCGATCTCCTCGGCGTGGCTGATGGTGGCAGCGAAGATCATCACCCCCATTCTACCAACTGACCCACTCACCACCTTCTCGGTGATCGTCTTGGTCTTGGTGCTCTTCTCGAACGTCAGCGCCACTGCGGCAGCGTCGAACTTGCCCATCCTGTTGAGTTCGAGCTTGCTGGTGTCGTAGTGCTCGCCAGCATCCTCCCCGATCACCGGCTTGGTGAGAAATCCCTGGTTCACCAGCTCGCCAGCAGTCACCCGGTAAACCAGGCGCGAGTAATACGGGTCAATCGCCTTCTCTTCGTCATAGAACAGAGGCGGGTCCATGGTGTGGTCGGCGGCGTAGATGTAGCCGGTGCCCATCCGGTACGGGGTGGCGGTCATACCGATCACCCGCAACAGCTCGTTGATGCGCTGACCGTTCAGCTCGTACTCCTGTACCCGCTTGATGAGCTCCAGCATGGTCGGGGTTATGCCGTGCGCCTCGTCCACAATGATGGCGCTGACGCCCATGTGGGCGATCTTGTCGATGCTCTTCAGAGCTGTTTGAGGGCTGGCAAAGATCACCTGGTGACGCAGGCACTTTGACCCGGCGCTGGCGCAGTAGATGCTAGTCTGGTAGCCGTAAGCCTGGAACTTGGCGGCGTTCTGCTCGACCAGCTCCTTGCTGGGCGCGATGCACAGCACCCGCTTGTTGGGCGCGGCCTTGGCCATGTAGGCGGCAAGCTCTGCCACGATTAGGCTCTTACCTGCCCCGGTTGCTAATTCTAAAAGGCACGGCGAAAGGCGGCGGCGGATGTGCTGGACCACCGCATCGACGGCCTCTTGCTGGTATGGGCGGAGGGTGAATCCCATTGCGATCTCCTGTGATTTCCCCTGTGAGAGAAAGGCCGCGCGCGGCGGCCTGGGTGTGTGTTATTTAGTGGAAATCCACCAAGCCGCCATCAGCTGCCATTTCGAAAGCTTGACGCCACTCCTGAAACCGCTTGTACAGTCCGCCTTTCAGGCCGGCAGATTCATCATGCTGCTTGGCGCGCTCGTCCCACTCAGCGAAATCCTTGGCCAGCTTCGCGCTGACAACCGGGCCTATGGTGCCTTCGCAGTCGCTGAAGTTGATCAACTCCCAGAACGGTCCGTTATCTGTGTTCCACGCCCCACCAGAATGCATTTCCACAGGCTTGCCGAACCCGCGATCAACTGCGGTTGTCGGGTATCCGGCCAGCTTTGCCAACTCCTCCCTCCATGCTCCGTGAGAACCGTATCCGGTGCGGAAGCTCATGCCGTCCTTCGCCGTGTAAACTGCGCGATCCTCGACTCCCTCTTCGCGACCAGGGAAATCAGGGTTAGCGTACACGCGAACGTCATAGTCAACCGACTCGCCGGTAACCTTGTCGATGGCCTCGCCATCTTCATTAAAATTTACGTCCAGCTTGGTGACGCGGCGGTATGCTGAAATATCAAGTCCCATGTCTATCTCCTGGTGTTTGTTTTGGCCGCCAAGCGCGGCGGCCTTGGTTTTACTTCGTTGTTGGCCCGTGCGTTACTTAAAACCCAATGTCATCATCGCTATCAACCGGCGTGCCTTGGTATTGCTGCTGGCTCTGCGCTGCCTGCTGTGCCTGCGCTGCCACTTCCTGGCTCGACTGCTGGCCAGCCGGCGGCAGCATCTTCTCGCGGAGGTAGCCGAAGCCGCGCACAAAGTTGATCTCTCGGCCATCATCCTCGGCAACCAGCAAGCCGAACTTGACCCGCATGTGCGCATTGCCGACCCAGTGATCCTCGATGTTTTCGGTGGTCAGCTCAAGGCGGCCATGACTGAGCGGGAAACCGGCCTGGGCATCCAGTACAGAGAGGTTTTTCATGGCCAGGTCGCGCTTGCCGGCATCCATGTCGTAGACCTTGGCGTTGTAGCGGTACTTCTGGTTGTAGAACTCGCCAGGAGTGGAGATCACGAAGTTGATGTAACAGGACTGCACCGCCTTGCCTTCTTCGATGCCGTTGAAGCCACCGGTCACGATTGCGCTGAGCTCGGTACCTTCCGGAATGATCTTGTTCTGACCATCAAAAAAGCCATCGTATTCCAGATCTTCCTGGGAAACCTGATTAAGAAAAAGTCCTGACATTTCATATCTCCTGCTTGTGGTTTGTTGGCGCGGGGCGGTTTGGTGATCGGCGCTCCGTTGACGAAGTGAATTGAACACCATATTAACTTTACATGCAATTGTTTTTTTATGATAATTGCCACACCAAAACAGAAGGAGCGAAAAATGAACCAGAACACCCAGACAGAGAAAGTTAAACGTCGCCCGGGTCGCCCGGCCGGTACCGGCAATTTCTCCCAGGAGAGAATGGAGGAGGACGCCAAGCGAGTGGAACCAGTCATGGAGCGAGTGCGAGCTGCGATCGACTGCGGCATTCGAGTGTCCGCAATCTGCGACGTGGCCGGAGTCAGCCAGGTAAAGTTGTCTCGGGTCCATCGCAGGATCGGGCGCTACTATGGCAACTGGAAAGAACACCTGACTTTCAGTGACGCCGAGCTTGCCGCCATCAGCAAGGCAATTGACGACATCAAGGCCGCCTTGTAGTGTCACCAACCTGGCCGCGCACAGGGCGGCCAAGCACCACAGACAGGCAAGCACAGCCGCACACAGGACAAGCACAGGAAAAGCACATGACCAACCTAAAATTCCCCCTGACCCTCTCATGTGGGTGCAAGGCGCTTTCAAATTGCCGTTGCTGGAGTGAGCGCGGCAACTCTGGCCGGGTTGATGGTGACAGCCCTATCGACCGGGTGTTGCGCGAGTTCAACGGCGCATGGCGCCAGACCCTGGAGAACTACGGATGTCACCTGCCATCTGGTCGGCATCACGGCCCATGCCCGGTATGCGGTGGCAAGGATCGCTTTCGATTTGACGACAAGGAAGGCCGGGGGACCTGGTTCTGCAGTCAATGCGATCCCCAGAGCGGCGGCGGCCTGCTGCTGCTGTCCCGGTTCCTGGGCAAGCCCACTATCGAAGTTGCCAATGAACTGCTGGGCAACACTCCCGAGCGAAGCCGGGCTCCGGTCTATCGCTCGTTCGTGAGCGAGGACCAGCTCCGCAAGGCTAATCACGAACAGGCGCGCAAGGGTGCCGAGGCGTTGCTGGCTTCATCCGAGCTGCGTTCGCACCCCTACATGTCAGATCGAGGCCTGGATGGGCAGTGGCTGGTGAACGGTGAACCGATCATGGGCAAGGATAGGGCTATCATCCAGCCTGGTGATCTGCTTCTAGTCCCCGCCTACAAGGCGGATGGCGATGGTTCAAAACTGGTGAATGTGCAGAAGATCAAGGCCAACAAGGAAAAGCGCCCGCTGTTCGGCGGGGACATGGCGGCGGTATACCACAAGCTGGACGGACATCAGAAGCTGATCGCCATAACCGAGGGGTACGCCACTGGCGTGACCGTCAACCAAGTGACTGGCGCAACCACCTATGTGGCGTTCCAGACCGGCAACCTTGCCGCAGTGTCGGCCTGGGTTGCTGGCCATCATCCAGGTGTGTCGGTGGTATTTTTTGCCGACCATGACGAGCTGGACATCACCCACCAATGGCGACCAGGGGAGAAGTTTGCCAAGGATGCCGCCGCCCCGATCGGAGCAACCGTGGCGCTGCCGCCAGAGCTTGGCGACTGGGACGACTACCGGAAGGCCCATGGGGTGGAGGCGACCAAGCTGGCAATGCGCCAGGCCATTGCCGCAGATCGGGAGGCGTGCGGGGTGGCGGTTGCCAAGCCGGCGCCAGCAGAGCCAGCACCAGAGCCCGCGCCAATCATGCCCGCCCACTCCCCGTTCGGCTTCACCCTGCCAGGCATGTCACCGGCGCCTGCGGCGGCACCAGCCAGCAAGCGCAAGGCGACCCCCAAAGAAAGCGACCTGCCGCCAGGCATCGACTTTACCGGCATGGACATCGACACCCCGCCAGGGCTTGCCGGTCGGATCGTGGAGTACATTCGAGAGGGGGCCAACCGGCAGTTGAGCGGCGGGGCCTATTCCGCCATGGCGCTGCAGTGCATGGCGATGTCGGCCGCAGGGCTGCCCGGACTTGGCGGCACCAAGCTGTCGCTGATCACCCTCACTCTGGGCATGTCGGCAGCGGGCAAGGAGTGGCCGCAGCGCGTGGTCAAAAACCTTCTGGACGCCCACGGCAAGACCATCTATGGCGACATCCGATCAGACAAAGACGTGATCCGCTCGGCCATTTATGACAACGGCCACTGCTTTTATGTAGTGGATGAGGCCCAGAAGATCCTGTCGTCCAACACGGGCAGCCAGCAGAACAAGCACATGTCGAACGTGATCAGCACGCTGATGGAGCTCTCCACAACCTCCTGCTACAAGCTGTCACAGCTACACAGGGACGAGTTCCTGACCCATATCGAAACGGCCCGGGCCAGGGTGGAGAAGGTGATCGAGGCCAAGCGCGAGGCCATCGCCCACATGAACCAGGACCACGAAGAGGGGCGCATCAAAAAGGCGCAGCTGGAGATCGAGCAGCTGGAGCGAAAACTGGCCGACCACGACAAGCGGGCGATCACAGCCCGGGACGGGGTGCGCCATCCATCCCTGCACCTGCTGGCCTATTCAACTCCCCAGAAGCTGGCCGCCATCGTTGACGAGGATAGCATTGAGTCGGGCTTCTTGGGCCGGGCGCTGATCAACGACTGCGGCATTGAGCGCGCGCCGCAGCGCCTGACCATTGCCGACTTGAAGAAGGCGCCGACCGGTGGCCAGGATATGCAGTTCGAAATGCTGAAAGCGCAGATCGGGCTCATCTGCCAGCTGGCCGACGACGAGAGCAAGCACAGCGTGGATAGCGAGTTCAACGGCTCATCGTTCCGCTACGACATCACGCCGGACGCCGAGCGGGACATGTGCGCCATCCTGCAGCACTACGACCAGCACCACTACCGCAACCACCCGCGCGTTGGGGCTATCTATGCTCGCCTGGTTGAGCGCGTGATGTCGCTGTCGTCCATCATGGCCTTAGGCAACTACGGATGCGACGGGGCGCGCATTGAGAGCTCATACGTCCGTTATGCGCTCATGCTGGTGCTGCAGAGCCTGGAGCACCTGACCAGTAACCTCAAGATCAACGAGGGCGCCACCGAGGAGACCGTCGAGGCCAAACTGGAAGCCGTGCAAGCCGCAATCCTCAAGATGATCAACATAGACCGCCGCAAGGACGATCAGGACGGCTGGCGCTACGTGAGCGTCATCAAAGCGCAGATGAAGCGCCGCAAGTTCTACCAGCAGATCCAGAAGCAACTGGACGGGGCGAACCAGGACGCCATGCAAAACGCCCTGGCTATGCTCGGCGGCAAGGTGGAAATGGACCCGAGCGGGAAGCAGATCAGAATGAGGAAGTAGGGGCACACAGGCCGACAGAAGACGAAAAGCCACTGGCAGAAACCAAAAGCCACCGCAAGGTGGCTTTTTTGTGGGCGGTTGGTGGTCGGCAGGGGCAACCCATCCATTACTTAAATTACGGCCGCCAATCCATCTAGACGTCCGAAACGGCATCGCAGATCGCTGGCACGGATTTTTTTGTGCGCGCGGTTATTTGTGGTCACGTCAAAACAAAAACCCAGTAACGGCGAGGGCTGGAGGGGAGTTATGCATTTTTGCATTTTTTTCATGTAACCCCCTCCCTCTCTGTTTTTGGGTATAACCCCCTATATCCCTTTAGTAGTAGTAGTAGTAGTTAGTTATAGTTATTGTTAAATAAACATAATTACACAAATAGACCTACAGGCCACGCCACATAAGGGTTTGCACTTGTGCAGATTGTTGTGTAAATCAAAATTCAATATGCACAACTTTCTGAAAACACAGCAAAATCAATGACTTGCGTTTTTTCATGCTTTCTGCGACGCCATGGAGCTGCAAACTTATTTATTTACGCAATTACTCTTGCATTAAAACCACGCCGGTGTATTCTTTCCCTGTGCCAGTCAACGCGGGCTGGCGCCAATCACAGGAGATACCCATGTCCACCACTAGCGAACCCACCAACAGCGAATTGATCACCCTGCCGCCAGCCGACACCAGCGAGGCAAACCTGCCCAGCATCCCGGCGCACTTCACCGCACCGGCACTGGAAGCGTTTTACAAGCAGGTCGAGGCCGAAGTCACCTCCGAGGTGCCTGACGTTGAGACGCCGGAAGGCCGCGCCAACATCAAGGCCCTGGCGGCCAAGGTGGCAAGCAGCAAGACCGCCATCGACAAACCGATCCGAGATCACCTGCGAGCCATCAAGGCCATCCCGAAGATCCTGGAAGCGAATGCCCGTGAGAGCATTGAGCGCTTCGATAGCCTAAAGGCGACCGTGCTTGCGCCGCTGGAGGCGGCCCAATCGACGCAGGACGCAATCCTTGCCATGCTGGCGAGCATCCCTACCCGCTGCGCATCGGAATTTACCACAAGCGATTCTGCGCGCCCTGCGCTTGCAGAGGCTGAGGAGGTCAATCTGGATGACTTCTGGCCGGAGCTGCGCAAGAAAGCCAAGGCAGCCAGCGAGACGGCGCTCACCATGCTGCGCGATACCCTGGAGCGCCTGGAGCGTGAAGAGGCAACAGCCGCCGAGCTGGCACGCCTGCAAGCCGAAGCATCTATCCGCGAGCAGCAGGAGCGGGATCGCCTGATTGCCGAGGAGGCAGCCCGCAAAGCCCGCGAAGAGGAAGAGGCCCGCGCCCGCCGTGACCGCGAAGACGCCGAGCGCCGCGCAGCCGAGGCCCGCCAGCGCGAGGAGCAGGCAAAGCTGGATGCCAGGCTGGCAGAGCAGCGCGCAGTGGAAGCCGAGCAACGCCGCCAAGCTGACGCAGAAGCAGCAGAGCAGCGCCGCGTTGTTGCAGAGCAGGCCGCAGTCGAGCGCCAGCGCCTGGCAGAGCAGCAGGCAGCACAAGCAGAGCGCGACCGCATGGCCGAGGAAGAGCGTCAAGCTGAGATCGCCCGCAAGGCACGAGAGGATGACAAAGCGCACCGGACGGCGATCAACCGCGCCGCCCTGAATGCGCTGATGGCCGAGACCGGGATCGACATCGAGCTTGGCAAGGCTGTTCTGACTGCGATTGGCACCGGGCTTGTGCCGAACGTGCGCATTCACTACTGAGACAACAACAGGCCGCTGCAAGCGTGGCGGCCAACACACAGCACAGGAGAAACACCATGATTATCGACTGGACAGCAGCACCAGAAGGCACCACTCACGCAACCATCCCGAACGGGGATCCGCGCTGGTACAAGCTGGAAGACGGCAAGGTTTTTTGCTGGGGTATCCGCATCAAGGAGTGGGCCCCGTCATTCTTCCTCACCGTTGACGAGATCGCCGAGACTGGCCTGCGGCTGTATGCCAATGGCGAGCAGTCGGAGCTGGTGATGCTGCGGGAGCAGCGGGATGCGCTGAAGTCGGCACTGGTCGGATTGCTGGATGATATGCAGTTGAGGGCGAGGCTTGATGGTGATGTGGATAGCGATGGATGCGTAGTGCTGAATTGTGGGCATAGTGTTTTGCTGGCAGCTGAGAAAGCCATCTCCATCGTGGAGGGCGCCAAGTAATGGCCCACCAAGTCTGCAACCTCACCAACGCCGAGTACCGCGCCCAGCGAGGCTACTCAAAAAGCGATCTGGACTACATCCACCAGTCCCCCGCCCTTCTGGAATGGGCCCGCAACGCGCCATCGGTTGGAAGCGACGAGGTGGAGCTCGGCACCCATGTGCACTGCGCCACCCTGGAGCCGGAAGTGTTTGCCGGCACCTACCGCAAGGCTCCGGCAGGTGGGCGGACAGCGGCAGACAAGGCGCGCGTCGAAGCGTTCGCCGAGCACTGCAAGGCAGGCGGAAAAATTTGCCTCGACGCCGACACCTACGACATGGTGATCGCCATGCGTGACAGCGTGCTTGCACACCCGACCGCGCGGGACCTGCTTACCGGTGACGGCATCAGCGAGTCCAGCATCTTTGGCGAGCTGGAGGGGGTGAGGGTGAAGTGCCGGCCGGATCGCCTCATCAGGGAGCGAAACATCCTGGTGGACGTCAAGAAGGTGGACGATATAGACCACATAGCCCGATCCATCCAGAAATTCCGCTACTACGTGCAGGCGGCTTTCTACTCCGATATCTACGAGCAGTGGACGGGCCACAAACCGCGCTTCATCTTCGTGGCAGTTGGCCAGCGGCGCAGTATCGGCCGACATCCGGTGCGGGTGTTTGAGCTGGAGCAAGCCTGGGTCGATGCTGGGCGCGCCGAGTACCTGGACGACCTGGAGCGAGTGCGGGAGATGGAGGAGTTCGGCGTCGGGATGCACGTCGAGGTGCTGGAGTTGCCGAGGTGGACGCGCAGCTAAAATAAAACGCAAAACAACTTGCAATAAACAGCGCCATGACTTATTGTTGTGGCGTTGTCACGTTAACAGGAGAACCAAAATGAGCAACGCAATATCAATAATTGCAGCAAGCAACGGGGTAACCCAGGAAGAGGTCGCGGAAGTATTGCGCGGCATGATCATTAGCGGCAAAGGTCAGCACGGAGCGCAAGCTACCAACGCGGAAATGACAGTGGTGTCCAGCATTTTCGCGAAGTACGACCTGAATCCATTCATCCGAGAAGGCCATGCATTTGTCAGCGGAGGCAAACTTCAAGTAATGATAGGGTTGGATGGTTGGCTTAAGATCGCCAACCGCCACCCAGAGTTCGACGGCTATGAGCAGTTCGACAACTTTGACGACAAGGGTGATCTGATTTCGGTAACCACTAAGATTTACGTCAAGAACCGCCGATTCCCGACACCGCACACCGAATATATGCGGGAAGCTCTTATGCCGACTAGCCCGGCATGGAAAAAATTCCCTTTCCGCATGTTGGCTGGCAAGTCTCTCGGGCAATGCGTAAGAAAAGCCTTCGGGGTGTCTGAGGTGCTGGACGACGACGAAGCTTCCCGCATTACCGCCAACTCGCCCCGTGAGAAAGACATTACCCCGGCGACCAAGGCGATCGACTGGGACGCCATCAAGGCGGACATGGCCGAGTGTGGAGATGAGGCATCCCTCAACGCCGTGTGCATCGAGCTGCGCAGCCGCCTAGAGGCCGATGGGCAGTGGGCGCAAGCCAAGGCCACCTGCATCCTTATGAAGTCCGAACACCAAGCGCGGATCCAGTCCTACGCCGCACAGGTTGACGCTGCGCAAGGCGAGGCGCTGGAGGGGGAGCTTGAGCCAGCCAGCAACGCCAGCAGCACCGGCGCATCCGAACCCGTAGAAATGGAATTCGAATAACCAAACCAGCCGCCCTGCACTGGGCGGCACAACCAACACGGAGAGATAACCATGAAAGCATTCAACGAATTCGCAGCACAAGCCGCTCAAATGGAAAACCAGGGACAGGTCAAGGAGGCGGCCACGGCATGGCGCCGGGCTGGTGCGTACTGCGCCAAGGATCAGAATCGTGAGTGGTGTAATGCTCGTGCTGAGTTTTGTGAGTCTCGGCATGTGAGGGTTGCGGAATGATCAATTTTGACAACATCGAGAATTCACTGCGGCGCGAGATTGCTGACGATAATGGCGATGTAAGTTGCGATCTGACTAACACTGCACTGCTTGAGCTTATCACCCGCCTCCGCCAAGCAGAAAAAGACGCTGCGCGGTATCGTTGGCTGCGTGATGAGGCGCATTTTAAGCGCGACAATTCGCCACTGGCGTTTTTTACTGATGCCAATGGCCACTGGATGGAATTTGACTTTGATGGGTCTTCGTATTCCATTCTTTATGATAAGGTGCTTGATGCAGCAATCGACGAGGCCATGCAGTGCAAGTAAAACTCGAATTCCTCACCAACTGCGATGCCCAGCACGGCGCCTACTACCTGCAGGACCGTGGCTACGGCGTCAAGCTGATGGGCAAGGCCCTGGTGGTGGATAAGCCAGATGCTGCAGATCTGGCTCTGGTGATGACGACCTATCGGGCGTTTACTGTGGATTTGTCGGAGGGTGACACATGCGCATGATGCTGGCGGTTATTGTGGTTCTGGTGATTGGGGTAGGGCCGCACTGGCAGAAGTACAAGGACGAGAAGATCGCGGCCTACCAGGCCCAGCACGGCGGCGATGTCTGCGAAATTCACAACGTGCTGATTGGGGTGGAGTGCCTCCCATTCACCAGGGCAGAGCTGGAAGCGAGGGAGCAGGCCGAGGCCCTGCAGCGCTGGAATGATCGCGTGGCTGATGCCGAAGCCCGCAAACGGGTAGCGCAGCAGATGGAGGATATTTTGGTTTATGGGAAATAGAGCTTGCGTTTAACGCGAGGGTGAGTGAGAATGAATTTGTGGTGAATGCGCAGGCTGATGCGATGCAATACTTGGGATTAAGTGACCGTGATAGCTGGCAATACCCAAGCTGACGGCTATCTAGGGACTGTGTAAAATCTCAGCCCGATACACGGAGATGCGCGGTGAAAATCCGACAAGCCGGAGTTCAGCACCGGCCACCACAAGCCCGCAAACAATGCGGAACCAAAGCTGCTGATGGGTTATGAGAAGGCCAGGCTAGGGCTTGAAACGCAGTGTAGCCAAACAGACAGGAGGCGATCCTTCTCAAGTCGGTGGCATTCCGGCAAGCTCCGAGTACCGTCGAGACGATGGAGCGAAGAGCACACAACTGAGGTTGCATTGTCCGAGCAAGGGCTATACCCGTTTGAGCCGGGAGCTTCCGCCAGTGCTTTTGCGCTATCGCGGTAGAAGTGAGCAGAGACAATCGCCCGTTCAATTCGGGCACCGGGAACAGTGCAACCCCAGTTATGGAATATCCTGTGCAACGCCAACCCTTGCCCCTCACTTGAGGGGCTTTTTTATTGCGGCGCGAAAAGTGGTATATTGACATTACCGATTGACGTGGCTAGGAAACGGCTAGATGACGATGATGAAGAAACTAACCGAGAAAGAAGAGCTGTACTGCCGAAAGTACGTCGAGCTGTTGAACCAGCGCCAGGCCTACATGGCATCCCGCGATACAGAAAGAATGAAGCCAAACACAGTTGACCGGCGGGCAAGCGAGTTGCATCAGAAACCACACATTCAAGCCCGCATCAATGAGCTCATGGCAGAGCGTGAGCAGCGCCTGCAAATTGATGCCGACTATGTGCTTCGCCGCCTGGTCGAGATTGACCAGATGGATTTACTTGACATCCTTGATGAGAAAATGGCATTCCGCCCCATATCGGAATGGCCCAAGGTATGGCGCCAGTATCTGTCGGGTGTGGATGTGTCTGAGCTATTTGAAGGTGCTGGTGATGAGCGCGAGATGGTCGGCGTCCTCAAGAAGATCAAGTGGCCAGACAAGGTGAAGAATCTGGAGCTCATTGGTAAGCACGTTCGCGTTGGGGCATTCAAAGAGCAGTTGGATCACACATCCTCCGACGGCAGCATGACCCCCAAGGGAGCTATCAACATCGGCGAACTGTCCGACTCCGCAATGGCCGAAATCCTCAAGGCGCGCGATGCTGCTGACTCCTGATGTGCTCGACCAGATAGAGCGGGAATATTGCTCCCGCTCCCTGGCCAACTTCGTGCGCAGGGCTTGGCCGATACTGGATCCCGGCATGCCGCTGGTATGGGGCCCTCACATGGATGCGGTGTGCCTGCACCTGGAGGCCGTGACCAAGGGGCAGATCAACCGACTACTGATAAACATTCCACCAGGCACATCCAAATCTTCCTTGGTTTCAGTGTACTGGCCAGCCTGGGAGTGGGGGCCGAAGGGCATCCCCACCAACAGGGTGATCGGGGCATCCCACGAGCAGAGCCTGTCTGTTCGTGACTCAACCAAGATGCGGCGATTGGTGACGGATCCGTGGTATCAGAAACTCTGGCCGACCAACCTGATGCGGGACAACAACCAGAAGCTGAGTTTTGAGAACGAAAGCACCGGCTTCCGCCAGGCTTGCGCCGTCCGCTCCATGACTGGACGACGGGGTGACCGGGTTATCTGGGATGACCCACACAGCGCCGAGGATGCACACAGCCCAGCCGCGCTGATAGAGGCCGAGCGGATATTCAAGGAGACACTGCCCACTCGCCTGGTGAGTCCCGAGCACTCCGCCATCGTGATCGTCATGCAGCGCCTGAACGAGAATGACGTATCAGGCATCATCCTGTCCGACGACTATGGCTACGAGCACCTGTGCTTGCCTATGGAGTACGAGCGCGACAGGCACTGCAAGACCTCGATCGGCTGGGAGGACTGGCGCAAGGAGGATGGGGAACTGCTGTTCCCAGACCGGTTCCCGGCGCACGTTGTCGAGCGTGACAAAAAGCTGATGGGAAGCCATGCCGTTGCGGGCCAGTTCCAGCAGCGACCGAGCGCCAAGGGCGGCTCTGTGTTCCTTGACCACGGTCAGCGCTTCTACCTGCCAAAAGACCTTCCCGAGAAGTTCGATCAGGTGATCTGCTCCTGGGACTGCACATTCAAAGACACAGACGGCTCTGACTACGTAGTGGGCCAGGTGTGGGGGCGCAAGGATGCCAATTGCTATCTACTTGACCAGGTGCGCGACCGGATGAGCTTCACCAACACCAAGAAGGCGGTGGTGGCGCTCAAGGCTTCGCGTGACGACATTCGAGCTGTCCTGATAGAGGACAAGGCGAACGGCCCTGCAATCATCGACTCGCTCAAGATGGAGGTTCCCGGCCTACTGCCGGTTGAGCCTGACGGTTCCAAGTTGGCCCGCGCCCATGCCATCACCTACCTGTGGGAGGCGGGCAACATCTACTTGCCGCACAAAGACATCGCGCCATGGGTAACCAGGTTGACAGATGAGATGTCGTCATTCCCGTTCGGGGCGAACGATGATCAGGTTGACTCAATGACCCAGGCCGTCCGCCACTTGTACCCAGTGCGCGGCAAGATAAAGATCTCGGCAGAAGCCAAGGCCCGCGCCATGCGGTATCCTATGGGCAGGCGTTAGCCAGCATTCACTGGGCGCCAGCCCCAACAGACACGAGGAGCGCCCATGTGGCCATTTGACAGA